ATGGACCCTTCGATTGCTCCGGCCTCGCGGGCCGCGGTGGTGACGCCGAACGATAGTGCTATTGTCGGCGCGCGTGCGCTTTATATCGGCACGACGGGCGATGTGGCCATTGCGCCGCGCCGCGATATGGATCCGGTCGTTTTCAGAAACGTGCCGGCCGGCACCATCCTGCCGGTTCACGCGGCGATCGTGGCGCTGACCGGGACCACGGCATCCAACATCGTCGCGCTGTTCTGAGCTTTCCACCCGATGGGCAGGCCGACCAAGTTCACCCAGGCGCTGGCGGAGAAAATCTGCGAGCGCATCGCCGACAGGGAAAGCCTGCGATCGATCTGCCGGGATGAGGATATGCCGGCGAAATCGACGGTACTCTCCTGGCTCGCCGATGACGGCAAGGCGGCGTTTCGGGCACGTTATGCGCTGGCGCGCGAGATCCTCGCCGACGGCTTCGTCGACGAGCTGGTCGAGATCGCCGACGACCGCAGCAATGACTGGATCGAGAAGAAGAACGCCGCCGGCGAAACCACCGGCTGGCAGGAAAATGGCGAGGCGATAAGGCGGTCGCAGCTGCGCATCGCCACCCGGCAATGGGTGGCCGAGAAGCTGAAACCGAAGAAATACGGCGCCAAGGTCGAGCCCGAACAGGGCGTCACCGGCGAAGTCTCGCAACTGCTGGAAGATATCAATGGTCGGACGCGCGGACTTCCAAACGGCGGTTGACCAGTTTTCCGACTGGCGCTGGCGGCTGAACAATCTCTACTGGATCACCGATAAATCGGGCAAACGCGTCAGGTTCGAAATGAACTGGACGCAGATGACCTTCTTCGAGCAGATGCATTATCTGAATGTGCTGCTGAAGGCCCGCCAGCTCGGCCTCACCACCTTCATCCAGATCTTCATGCTCGATGCCTGCGTCTTCAATCGGGATATCAGGGCCGGCACGATCGCCCATACGCTGGGCGACGTGCAGACGATCTTCCGGGACAAGATCAAATATCCCTATGACAATCTGCCGGATGCTATCCGCAACGCCGTGCCTGTCGTCAGGGCCAACCAGACCGAACTGCTGCTTGCCAACAATTCCAGCATCCGCGTCGGCACCTCGCTGCGCTCGGGCACGCTGCAATATCTGCATATTTCCGAATATGGAAAGCTTTGCGCCAAATATCCCGAGAAGGCGCGGGAAGTCCGCACCGGTGCCTTGAATACCGTGCAGGCCGGCCAGCTGGTCTTCGTCGAAAGCACGGCGGAGGGCCAGGAAGGGCATTTCTATTCGCTCTGCGAGGATGGCCAGGTCAAGCAGCGCCAATCGGCGAAGCTGACCGAACTGGACTTCAAGTTCCATTTCTTCCCCTGGTGGAAAGAGCCGCAATATGCGATCGCGCCCCAAGGCGTCATCATCACCGATGCTTTCGCAAAGTATTTTCGCAATCTGGCCGACCAGGGCATCAGGCTGACCGACGGGCAGAAGGCCTGGTACGTCAAGAAGGCCGAAACCCAGCTCGGCGACATGAAGCGCGAGTATCCCTCGACGCCGGCCGAAGCCTTCGAGGCGAGCGTCGAGGGCGCCTATTATGCCGATCAGATGGCGGTGGCCGACGCCGAGGAGCGCATCGGGGTTTTCCCGCATGTGGAAGGCTATCCCGTCCACACCATTTCCGACATCGGCATGGACGATACCAACAGCGTCTGGCTGTTTCAGGTGCTGCCCGGCCGCGTCAGGATGATCGGCTATTTCGAGCATACCGGCACCGGCATGGACGGCATGCTCGACGAGCTGGCGCGGCGTGGCGCCGACCATGGTTATGTCTACGGCGTGCACAACATGCCGCATGACATCAAGGTCAGGGAATGGACGCGCGGTGGCATGACCCGCATCGAAATCATGCTGAAAGAGGTCAAGGCGCGCGGTCTCGGCACGGTCCGCAAGGTCGAGCGCGCCTATGTCCACGACCGCATCAACGGCACGCGGCGGATTCTGGCAAAGGTCGAATTCGATCAGGCCGGCTGCATCGACGGCATTAAGTGCCTCAGGAACTACCGCAAGGACTGGGACGGGGATCTCGGCGTCTTCCGCGACGAGCCGCTGCACAACTGGGCCTCGCACGGCGCCGACGCTTTCGGGGGGCTGGCGATCATCTTCACCGGACTGGCGCCTGAACCCTTGAAACCCGAGCCCAAGGCGCTGCCGACATTCCAGACGATGACCTTCAACGAATTTGCCGATTCCACCCCGAGACAGAGCGAGCGTGTTTGATGGAAGACGAAACAACGGCTTCGGAGGGCGGGCAGCGTTTTGATCCGGCCAAGGTCGGCGCCCGCTGGCAGCAGGAGCTCGAGCGCGCCCAGCGCTATTTCAAATCCTGGCATGACCGCTGCGTCAAGATCGAGAAAATCTATCTCGACCAGCAGTCGGACCAGACGAGTGCGGCCAAGCGCCGGTTTCCGATGCTTTGGGCCAATACGTCGGTGCTGCAGCCGGCCGTTTATGCCCGGGTGCCGCAGCCGGTGGTCGAGCGCCGCTTCAAGGATGCGCAGCCGGTGGCGCGCATCGCCTCGGAGCTCGTCGAACGCAATCTCGCCTATACCGGCGACGAAGCCGATATCGATTCCATCATGCGGGCGGTGCGCGACGATTTCCTGCTGTGTGCCCGCGGCACGGTGTGGCTGCGCTACGAGGCCGATTTCGAGCCGCTCGACATGGGCGTCGAGCCTTCCGCCCCGCCGGCGAATGGCGGCTTGCCCGAGGGTCTGCTCGGCGGCTTGCCCGCAGACGGCATGGGTGAGAATGGCGGCGCTCTGCCCGAGGTGATCGCCGACGAGCGTGTGTGCATCGATTATGTCCACTGGTCGGATTTCCTGCATTCGCCGGCGCGGCGCTGGAAGGATGTCACCTGGGTGGCGCGGCGCGTGCCGATGACCGACGAGGAGATGGAGAAGCGCTTCGGGCGGGACGCGATGACATCGCGGGCGGCAGAAGGTGCTGCCGGCAAAAAGGGCGAAAGCCAGGCGGAGCGCGCCGAGAATGAGGGCAAGACCCATATCTGGGAGATCTGGTGCAAGAGCGAGAACTATACCGTCTGGATCGCCGACGGCGCGGCCGTGGCGCTCGAAGTCTCGGAACCGCCGCTTGATCTGACGCATTTCTGGCCGTGCCCGCGCCCAGCCTATGGCACGATGTCGACGAGCTCGCTGATCCCGGTTCCCGACTATGTCTATTATCAGCAGCAGTGCGACGAGATCGATCTGCTGACCAAGCGCATCAACAAGCTGACCGATCAGCTGCGGCTGAAGATCTTCTATCCCTCCGGCGACGGCGCGATCTCGCCGGCGATCGAAAAGGCGATGCGGCCTGAAAACGACATGGTGATGGTGCCGATCCCGGAATGGGCTGCCTTCACCGACAAGGGTGGCTCGAAGGCGATCGTGACGCTGCCGATCGACGAGGTGCAGAAGGTGATCGTTGCCTGCATGGCGGCGCGCAAGCAGCTGATCGAGGATGTCTACCAGATCACTGGCATCTCCGACATCGTGCGCGGCGACACCCAGGCCTCGGAGACGGCGACGGCACAGCGGATCAAGAGCCAGTGGGGCTCGATCCGCATCCGCGACCGCCAGGCCGAGCTGGCGCGCTTTGCCCGCGATATCATCCGCCTTGCCGGCGAAATCATCTGCGACCAGTTCCAGCCGGAAACGCTGATGCTGGTGAGCGGCATCAAGCTTCCCACCATGGCCGAGAAGCAGCAGGTGCAGATGCAGATGCAGCAGATGCAGATGGCCGCACAGCAGGCGGCCATGCGGGCGCAGCAGATGGGCCAGCCCTCACCGCCGCCGCCCGAAATGCCGCCCCAGCTGCAACAGATGATGCAGGCGCCGACGATCGACGAGGTGGTGCAGTTGCTGCGCAACGACAGCATTCGCGGCTTCCAGATCGAGATCGAAACGGACTCGACGATCGAGCCCGACGAGGATGCCGAAAAGCAGCGCCGCATGGAATTCGTGCAGATGGTCGGCGGCTTCATGCAGCAGGCCGGCGCGATGGCGCAGCAGTCGCCGATGCTGGTGCCCGTGATGGTCGAGACGCTGCTCTTTGCCGCCCGCGGCTTCAGGGCCGGCCGCCAGCTGGAAAGCACGCTGGAGCAGGTGGGCGCCCAGCTCTCCCAATCCGCCAGCGCCCCGAAGCCGGAGCCGCAGCCTGCGCCCGGAGAGATGATCAAGCTGCAGACCGCGCAAGTGAAGGCCGGCGCCGAACAGCGCAAGGCCGAGCTTGCTGTCGCCGAGGCCGAGATCGAGCATCGCGCCACGGTGGAAAAGGCGCGCGGCGAGATGGCGGCGCAGGCGATCGACCAGATGCGCAGCGCGCAATCCCTCTATCAATAGCTGCGGGGAGAACAGCATGAGAGAACGCTATTGCCGCGTCTGCGGCGGCTGGCACGCGCTCGACCAATGGCCGCACAATTGCATGCCGGCGCAAAACCCGGCGCAATCCGATTTGCCGGCGCCGCATTTCATCAGCGACAGCATCGATATCCGGTCGATGCAGGACGGGCAGCATTACACCTCGAAAGCCAGGCTGCGTTCCGCCTACCGGGCGGCCGGCGTGGTCGAGATCGGCAATGAGAAGCCGCAGCCGGTCGAGACGCCGAAGACGGATCGAAAGGCGATCCGCAACGAATTGCGGCGCGTTCACGCCGAATATAACGCCTGAACCTGAACGGGCATCAATCCCCGAAATAGGAAACTTTCCCAATGGATATGGAAGACCTGAACGAGGCCGGCAACGGCAGCGAAGATTTTGGCGCGTCCGATGGGGCGCCGGTCAGCATCCGCGACAGCCTGAAGGCGGCGATCGATACCGTCGAGGGCAATGGACCGGGCGATATCACCGGCCAGCCGCGCGACGGCGAAAATGGCCGCTTCCTCGCCAAGGGGCAGGAGCAAGCCGCCGCCCAGCAGACATCGCAGGCACAGAGCCGAGGGCAGGGCGTTGAACAGCCTGCCGCCGGCGGCAGCCGGGTTCCGCCCGGCTGGTCGGCGGAAGCCAAGGCGCAATTTGGGAGCCTCCCCGGCGAAGTGCAGGCGGCGATCGCCAAGCGCGAACAGGAGGTCGATAACGGCTTCCGCGTCCTGCAGGATTACAAGGGGCTCGAGGAGTTCACCCCGCTCATCCGCCAGGCCGGCATGAACCATGCCGACGTCATGCGCCGGGCGATCGACTGGGAGAAGGCGCTCATCCACGATCCCGTCAACACCGTCGTTCACGTCGCCAGGATGGCCGGGGTCAATCTTCACGCCCTCGTCAATGGTCAGACGGGGGAGATCCTGCAGCGTCAGCAGCAGGCACAGCCGCAGCCGCGAACCATCAATGTCGAGGCGACGGTCGAACATGTTCTGCGGAAAAGGGACACCGAAACTCAAGTCGATGCCTTCCTTTCCGATCCGGTAAACGCGCACGCCGAAGATGTGCTTGACGACATGGTCGCCCTTATCAATGCAGGGCGGGCAACGTCGCTTCAGGACGCCTACGACGCCGCATGCTGGATGCGCCCGGACATTCGCCGGCAGTTGATCAGCCAGACTGCGGCGCCCGTCCATCCACAGCAAGCCCAGAGGGCCGCAGCGGCAGATCAAGCCCGCCGCGCCTCGCGATCCATCTCTGGTTCCTCCGCGCCGGGCCCAACCCGCGACGCGGCAAGAGGCCAGCCCACCTCCATCCGGGACTCGCTGCGCGACGCCATGCGTTTTTCGCGCGGCCAAGTCTGATCAAAGGCCAATTCTGATCAAAGGAATGATCGATGCCCATCTCGCCCAACCTTTCTGAAATCGTCACCACGACGCTGCGCAACCGCAGCGGCACGGTCGCCGACGACGTGACGAAGAACAACGGTCTTCTCACCCGTCTGAACAGCCGCGGCCGCAAGAAACCCATCTCCGGCGGCCGCACCATCGTTCAGGAACTGCAATACCAGGAAAACAGCACCTTCAAGCGCTATTCCGGTTACGATATCCTCAACGTCCAGCCCTCCGACGTCATCACCGCTGCCGAATACGACCTCAAGCAGGCCGCGGTCGCCGTCTCCATGTCGGGTCTCGAACAGCTGCAGAATTCCGGCGAGGATGCGATCCTCGATCTGCTCGAGCAGCGCATCGAAAACGCCGAAACGACGCTGAAGAACAACATCGCCCTCGATTGCTATTCCGACGGCACCGCCGATGGCGGGCGGCAGATCGGCGGCCTGCAGCTGCTGATCTCGACCTCGCCGACCTCCGGCACCGTCGGCGGCATTTCACGCGCCACCTGGGGTTTCTGGCGCAACCAGAAATTCTCGGCCTCGGCCGATGGCGGTGCGGCCGCCACCAATGCCAACATCCAGAGCTACATGAACCGGCTCTATATGTCCTGCGTTCGCGGCTCCGACGCCCCCGATCTCGTCGTCGCCGACAACAACTTCTTCCGCCTCTACTGGGAATCGCTGCAGGCGATCCAGCGCATCACCTCGGCGGACAAGGGCATGGCCGGCTTCCAGTCGCTGCAATATATGGGCGCCGACGTGATCTTCGACGGCGGCTTCGGCGGCGGCGCGCCTGTTAATCAGATGTTCTTCCTGAACACCAAGTACCTGTTCTACCGCCCGCACCGCGACCGCGACATGGCGCCGATCGGCGACGAGCGCATGAACACCAACCAGGATGCCTTCGTGCAGCTCATGGGCTTCGCCGGCAACCTCACCATGAACAACGCCTTCCTGCAGGGCGTGTTGTTCGCCTGATCGTCAACGAAAGGAAAAGCAAATGTCGGTCCGGCGTCAGCACGACGCTCCTCACCGGCTATACCATCGTCAAATGCATCGGCGTCGTGCTGACCGATGGAAGCTCGAACATTCGGCCGTTTGTCCTGTATCCGCGTGACGAATATACCTTCCTGACGCCGGTAAAAGATGCTGTCGGTGCCGCTATCTCTACGACCTCGACGCTTCTGGCGCTGACAGTGCCAAATGGGCTGAAAATGAAAGCCAAACTGCGTTTCGAGTTCTCATCGTCGGCAACGACTAACGCAGCTCTGCTATCCGACCCTGCACAAGGTGCGCTTGTTGCCGGCGCCGGCAACGATGGCGCCAACGTCGGCACTATCCAGGTAGCAAGCGGTTTCGCGGTGGGATCGCAGGAGATATGGACAAATACAAGTCGGCAAATTCGCATGACATTGGGCGGCTCTACCGGCAGCATCTGGATCTGGAACGATGGCTTCCATTTCCCTTGCGGAAGGAGCTCTTGAATAAGCTCCACACCTGTGTTTGACATGCTGCCATCACGCCAGGAGTAAAAATGGCACAGGTCGACAAGGCATCATATCGCAATCGAGGCGGCGTAATCCAGCGGCTCGTCACTGCTTATAAGCGCTTCCGCTACTTCACCGCGGCCGGCGAAAGTCTCGTGGTGAAGCGCAGCGCTGAGTTCCGCCTGGTCGGTCATGCCGTCCTTGAAGTCGGCGATAACGTCACCATCCAAGATCAGTCGTTCTTTCAACTTACAATGCCAGAGCCCAAAGTCTTCATCGGCAACAACACCGTAATCGGCCGGCGCAACATCATCACGGCGAAGAACCGGATATCAATCGGCAATGATGTCCTGATCGGCTCTGATGTACAGATCATCGATCACGGCCACGGCATGAGGCGCGATACGCCGATCAGGCTTCAGAAGGCTGAGATCGGCACAGTTGAGATCGGTAACGATGTCTGGATAGGCGCCGGAGCGAAGATCCTGATGAACGTTAAAATCGGCAATGGCGCCGTGATCGGAGCGAACGCCGTTGTGATAAGCGATATCCCGGAATATGCAATCGCTGTCGGTTCGCCGGCAAGGGTTGTCAAATATCGTGAATAGCGGTCAGACACGGCTCGTCCGATCGCGCTGACATTCCATCTTGTGACACAGCCAGAACGCGGCTGCGAAGATCACCGCTAAAAGCGCGGTTCATATTACCTCCGACGAAATCACCAACGGAGGCGATGGAATCAGAGAACGCGTAAAAATGGAATCCTCAAACCGGTTCCGCGTTCGATGACTCGCTTTAGTGTCCTTTTCGTTAGACGGGACACCCCCCGCACCATTGAAACGTCAACTCGCACCCGTCTCCACCCAGAGCCGCGCGCCCACGACACTCATCACAACCCGGAGCCCACCCATGCTCGTCCATAACTGGCGCGCAGTGCTGAAGCACGCCTGGTCCATCCGCCTGATGGTGCTGGCGCTGCTCTGCATCGTCCTCGAGCCCGTCATCAATTTCGTCGCCGCGACCTGGGTGTCCGGCAACCTCTACATCCAGCTCGCCATGTCGGCGGCGACAGGGCTTTTCGCCGTTGCGGCGATCGCCGCCCGCATTTTCGTCCAGCAGACAATCTCAGGAGATCTGAATGGCAAACCGCCTGCAGAAGGGTAGTGCCGCCGCGGCGATGGCTGTGGCGCTGGTCGGCTCGTTTGAGGGATTGCGCCAGAATGCCTATCCCGATCCGGCCACGAAGGGGCAGCCGTGGACGATCTGTTATGGCAGCACCAATGGCGTCAAACCCGGCGACCGCAAGACGGTGGAAGAATGCAAGGCGCTGTTGGCGCTGGAGCTCAAGACCTATGCGAGCGGCGTCGAAAGCTGTGTGCGCGTGCCGCTGCCGGATGCGCGCTTGGTGGCGCTGACCTCCTTCGCCTATAATGTCGGCGTCAAGACGGCCTGCGGCTCGAGCGCGGTCAGGCTGATCAACCAGGGCAGGACGGCCGAGGGCTGCGAGGCGCTTTTGAAGTGGAATCGCGCCGCCGGCATCGTCTTTCCTGGCCTGACCAGGCGCCGGCAGAAAGAGCGCCAGTTCTGCCTGGAGGGCATCTGATGTTCTCCCTGCTCGACACCCTCAAGATGGGCGCCGGCATCGCCGCCGGCGTGGTGCTCTATCATCTCTATGCCGTTGCGATCGGCTATCCCTCGGCGGCCCGGGAGGCACGGGCCGGCTATGTGCTGCTGGCCGAGAAGGCTGCGGCCGATGCGCGGGCGGCCGAGATGGAGCGCCAGCGCAACGCGGCGTCGCTTGCCACCGAAGAGCACCGCAAGCGCCTGCTGGCCGCAGAAGCGGCCGAGCAGGCGGCCAGAGACACACTCGAAATCGAGATCCAATCCTATGAACGTCAGCTTTCGGAAAAGAACCGCGCTTGCGCTGTCACTGCTGCTGATCGTCAGTGGCTGCTCCGCCACTGAGCGGCTGAACAGGGCTTCGGTGATGAAGGGGCAGGCGGCGGCCGGCATCACTCTGCCGCCCTTGCCAGACGATCTCCGCCGGCAGGAAGCGCATGCGCCCGTCGCGGAAGGCGAGCCCGTCATCGCCATCCTCGCCCGCGAGCGCCAGGCGCTCGACCGCGCCAATGCCCGCCAGGGGCGCAGCGTGCAATTTTATGACGACCTCGCCAGCAGATTTGGACCACGCCGATGATCAATGCCATCTCGCTTGCCCTTGTTCATCCGATGCCGAGCGGCAGGGGTAGCAGCATCGTCGATGCCGACCGTTACCTCTTCTTCGCGACCCGCAACCGTATGGCTTCGGGGTCGATTGCCACCGCCATATCAGGGGCGAACTATATCTGCGCGAAGATCGTTGTGACGACGCCCCAATACAAGACGCGGACCTTTCGTTTTCACCTTCCTGGCTTTGCCGGAACCGAGGGCGGCAACTCGCCGCAGGAAACCGTCGTCACCGGCACCATCGGAGCGCCAGGAAATTCCGTGATTGTCGACGGCTTCTATATGCGGGTCGCCGGGACTTTCCACCAACTGCAGTTTTCGGCGTCGAACACGGTGACTGTGGCGGACCAGACGAACGGAGCTTGGACCGACGCCATTACGATTCCAGACGTTCCCGCAGAAAGCGAAATCGAGCTTTGGCTGTTTTACCATACTGCCGTTGGTGAAAAGGTGTGGCCTGTTTACCGCATCCAGAAGCACCGCGGCGAACGTGTGTGGGGTGCGAGCGACAATGCATCTCTCCTGGCGTTCATGTCCGACCCGCTTGCCGACAGCACCGCCGCGCTCGACACCGGCTACGCGACGCAAACGCAGCCGCAATATTATGGTCCAGATTTCATGGTCGCGAAGGGCGATTGGGACGGCAGGCCGGTTGCCCTGGTATTCTGCGACAGCCTGGGTGAGGCTCGCCAGGAATTCAGCGCCGCCGCCGACGCTCGCGGCAATCTCGGCTGGCTTCGCCGCTACCTCGACAAGGCCGGCGGCATAGGTCGCATTCCGCATTTGATGGTCGGCTATCCCGGGGCCAAGTCCAGCTTGGAATATACCGGCTCCGGCTCGACCATTGCCACCCGCCGCCGGGACATCATCCGCGAAATCATCGCTTTCAACGGCGGCAAATGGCCGATGACTGTTGCGGCCAATCAAATGGGGCAAAACGACGTTTCCACGTCTTACAACACCTGGTTCAACACAAATTACCGGTCGTTTGTTACGCGCGTCCGGGCTGAATATTCCGGCATTCGGATTGTTGCCCTGCCTCCCCTCGGGCGCACGGACATTCAGAAAACGATCACCTTGACGTCGGTCGATACGGTGGCGACCGGCACCATCGCGTCGACCAGCGGCCTCGTCAGCGGTCAGACCGTGAGCATCACCGGGGCGACGCCGGCCGCCTACAACGGAAACGTCGTCATCACCGTGACTGGGACCACCACGTTTACCTACACCTTCGCCGGCGGCACGTCGCCGGCAACCGGAACCATTCGCTTGGGAGAGCTGGGGCTCAACGTCGATTTCCAGGCGTTTTCCGCTAACCAGACTTGGCCGTCCGATGGCACAGACGCTTCCGGCAAGTGGCGTCTCCGGGATGACATTCTGGCGAAAACGTCTTCCTGCTGCGACGCGACGATAGACACATATGCGGCTTGGGTGTCGCCGTCCAGGGGCGGATGCTGGCCTGGTATGATGGAGTTGCCGAGCACCACGTTGACAGTGCAGGCCGGCACGGATGGCGTGGCCACCTACAGTTCGATCGATGTGGCAGACGCCAGCATTTTCCGACCGGAGCAGACGATCAGCATCTATTCCGGCCCTGATGGCATAGCGCGGTTGAGCACCCAAGTCATCGCCAGCATCGCCGCCAACGTCATCACCTACCAAAGCACCAGCGCGGTGGTGATGCCCGTTGGGTCTGTGGTTCGTCCGGCGGCGGCGATCGGCGAGAACACGCCGGCGTCGATGGTGCATCCTCAGCCGATCATGATCGACCGTGTCGCGAACGGCATTTCACAATCTGAAAAGACGAAATTCGCAATTTAGAGGCATCAACATGAACACATCCGAATTCGACCCGCGCCTGCACCAGCAAATGGGGGAACTCCTTGCCGAGGTCCGCAATCTCCGTGACGCCTTCCGGCAGTCAGAGATAAAATCGGACAACAACCGGTCGCAGATGCATGGCCGGCTTGATTTGCTCGTCGACCGGGTCGCCAAGGTCGAAGGCACCGTCTCGGCCGTGCAAGAGGATATCTCTGAAATGCGGCCGGTGACCGACGACGTGCGCAGATGGAAACTGATGGGGCTCGGCGCGCTCGGGATCGTCGGGGTCGGCGGCACGGCGTTGGGCGTCAGTCTCGCCGGCGTATTCGATCAGGTGATGAAGTACCTGCACCGGTGAAGAGCTTTACCGGCATTGGCAATCCCGGATGCCATCGATGACAAAATCGGACCTCCTAAATTTTAGACTTCTCTAACGAACAAATCCGCGCCCTGCTGGTTCTCCTCTCAGGAGGAAACAGTCATGAAGAGCATGAACGATCGCCAAGTTCGCATTCCCGGTCCGCGGGAGCATGATGTTGCAGAACATTGCCGCAAGTTCGGGATTGGTCCGGCTGAGGAGAAGAAGCTGAAGAAACTTCTCGGCTCCCACGCGCCGCTTCATGAGATCCGGGCCAATGCTCCGCCGCGCCAGCCGCGCTGGCGCTAGCGGCGGCGGCGCTTGACCTATGATCATTCACGCCGCGTTACGGCGATGATTTAAAGATTGAGCGGGCGGAGTAGAGACCGCGAAGGTGAGGGACAGAAATCCCGTTGCCGGACTTGCGGGATGACCGATCTCCGGCTTACGCCGCTCCTACCAGCAGAAAACCCCGCTCCGGCGGGGTTTTGTCGGCACCATGATGGAGCTCTGTGTTTTTTCAGGCGGCGGGGGCATACCAGTCTAACGATTGGAATGTAACGGGAACAATTCCCGCTTGTTGCCCCGGCAGATATGCCCGAGCGCCGGCTCATTTTCAGCCCCGCACCCGCGGGAACTTCCGACAAATACCGGCGTTGTGGCCGACGGACCGTGCAGCAGGCTTCGTCTCCTGTGCCATTGCTGCTACCCCTGCAGTTGCTGTGCGGTCCACTGACCATCTGGGTGATTTCAGATGCGATTGCGCCAGACTGCGCGCCCGCCGCGGCTCGTGACGCGATGCGAGCCGGGAAAGAGAACAGGATGATTTTAGGCCGGCCCGGCCTAAAATCATCCTGCTCTATGAAAGAGTGAGACCATGATTTCGTCCGAAAGCGCCCACTTCTTTCGGCATCGGTTCTAATGCCGCTGCCGCGACAGCATGAGAATGTAGTCGTCGGCGATATCGGCAACCACCATGGCGGCTTCCGCAGGCTGATATCCCTTGCAGACCGCGTCACTGACGATTTTCATGACGGCCGATTCAAGCGCTTCCCGGCAGTCGGACAGGCTGTCGACATGCGGGCGTTTTGCCCGAAATTCCAACACGTTGTTCATGACATACCTCCATTTGATCTTGCTCGGGCCGATGCCTGGAAGCCGGTCTCTCCGCTTGGAGGGCGGGCCAGGGGTTCCGGCGAGCTGCTTCAGGAACCAGAATGTTACCCTGGAGACAGGATGGCATAGGGCCTGCTGTATTCAAGCGCATGCTGATATTAAGGTAAGCCAGTAGGGTTAATTCGCCCGCCGATGTTGCATCGTGGCATCGCAGGCAGATAAAGCGCGTCGCATCGAACTGGGTTCATGCGACGCGCTTCCGCGTCCTGATCAGGCGCTGATGCGCCGGCCGGCCTTGTCTGCCTCTTTGCGATTGGCGCCGTATTTTTCGATGATGCCCCTGGCATCCTCGTTGGAAATGCGGTGTTTCTTGGCGAAATAGATGACGTCGTAGGGACCGTCGGTGGCAGTGGCTTTTTTGTCATTGGTCAT